ATCTCACCTATATTTAATGGGTAGACTTCTACAACCTCAAACTTAGAACCTTCGACGGTGATGCTCATTTTCCCTACATAATCTTTATACCATCCGCATATAATTTGCGTTGCTCTTGTATTGACAACTAGGTTCGCCCATTTCTCAAAGAACGAATATGCCTTTAACTCTCTGTCTGACAGGATAGTAAGTTGAATGTCTCCAAATTGAACACCATTGGCGATCTTGCGAGGTAGGCCATATTCCTTCCACTCCCTTGATTCAAGTGCGATTCCGGGGATATTGACCGCAGTTATATTTTCAATAAAAGGAAACGAACCATTCGGGCCTCGTAATGTAATATCGTATGTGTGAGGTCGAATGAAATCCCCGCCAAATAGTCTAGTCTTAATTGCGTCGATTGACATTATAACATGCTCCTAGAATCTTTCCAGACGGTTCTTTTGTTTGTGGTGAATCGCTCAACAGGTAGCCAGATAGCCATTTCCCATTCGCGCGGATGAACAAATGTGGGCTTACTTCTAATATGGCTTGTAAGATATCGCTTAACACATGGCTTGAATATATTGCCGAATGCCTTAACCGTTTGATAGTCCGACTTCATACGTGCGCGTGGATTGGCAACCGTCTTCTCTTTGTTCTTGTATAGCTCATAGAATAGGTCTGCGCGTGTCTCATACGGAAGGTAGTGAAGATTCAGTCCTAGAATACCGTCACTATATACCTCCATCGGAATGCACAAAGGAAATCTATCGAAGTAGGGTAGTTGATCCTTTGTCTTCGCATCATAGAAATAGAACCACATCTGACCAATCGGATTTGACGGCAATCTTTCCGCAAGCGCATTTCGTCGCACGTTACTGTCGCGCTCAACTTGCCTTGGTGTCACGGTTCCGATAGATTTGACCTTCTGCTTAAACCAATTACGTGATTGTTTTGAATTTCGTCTAATGTTTTCTTGACGAAAATCGTTCATCACAAGTCGAAATGGCTCTTTCCCGGTTCTAGGAGGCATTATTCGACCTTTCAAGTAGATGGTTCACACACTTCAAAAATGCTTCCCGACTTGTTACCTTCGTGATACCGTATATTTTGTCTCCGATTTTATTTATATCCGGTACTAGATTGCTGTTATCGAATGGCAAATTGTATATCAGATTGCCTTTCCTGCATCGGCATAGTGGACCGTCAACACACGAATTACAGGTGTTATCGAATTGAACCATCCAATCTTTACATGAATAAGTAAATTGCCGGAAATGCATCGACATAATGATTAAGTCCGGGCATTCCTTGAGCGCATAAAATAGCGCCTCTTCTGGATCGGTGAAGGTGTGAACGTGCATATAACCACCATGATTCAGGTAGTCTTTGATGCGCGTTAGCTCGTCTTGATTTTCGTCTATAATGACTATTAGCGGTGGAGTCATTTGAAGTTAGCATTCTTTTCGTCTAGGATAAGAAATTTCCAGCCCTTCATATCACATACGTTTCTAGCAGCATCCCATTTCGCTGTATTGACTGCATACGTTAGCGATTCCATCAAGAACTTCTTTGATTTGCGCTCTCTTGGTTTGGGCGGTTTCGTTTCCTTGTGCGGTTTGACTTCTACTAGGTAAATATCTTCTGTACCGTCTTTATTTAGTGATTTCACGTAAAAATCTATATAGTATCGGTGTTTTCTTCCGTCTTTGGGGCTTATGTACGGTATGGGAAAGGGTTCTCTACACCATTCCAATATGGATGATGTTTCGTCGCAGTATCGGCAAAATTGACGTTCCCATAACGAGTCGCATTTAATATTGTTCGCGTCTGCTAAATACTTGTGAGGGTTCTTAGGTTTATATACTGTTTTATACGCCACGGTGAACCCTTTCTTGCAATCATCCTAGCTTATTTAAGGGTATTCGAATATGGCTGATCTAATAACAACCAGAGAAAAATTGGCGCAAGCGAAGACGAAGGGAACAAAGGCAGATAAAATAACTGTCGGTCCTTTGTCTGGAAGGGATAAGTTACGAATGGTTTGTACTTCGGATGATATAGAGATCGCCAATCTGATATTCTATATGCCGCTCAATCCGAAAAAGTCGATTCAAGCAAATTGGAGCGAGACAAGCAATAAACCCGGCGAATTTTCCGATATTGTTGAACTTGGGTTAGACACAGTAACACAACAGGTACAAAGCCTATTACAGCAAGGATCAAAAGAATTTCAGTTGGCGCAGCAGGGATTGGTACAAAGACCGTGGAAGGAATTTGTATTTGAAGCTGTTTCTCCAAGGGCATATACTTTTTCGTTTCGTTTGTCCCCGGAATCAGAGACAGAATCAAACAACATCAAGAAGGCCGTCAAGCAGATTGAACTAGGTATGCTTCCAGATGTCCTTCAAGGCGATGATGTTGTATATCAGAACTATTTACAGACACCCGGAGTATGGAAGGTAGAGTTTGTGTCTGTCTTGGGTGGTGATGATAATTACTTCAAGATCAATGATTGTGCGTTGACTAATATGGAAGTATTGTATGGCGAAGGAAGTACACATCAAACGTTTCCTGATGGTTCGCCTACCTATACAGAAATCACGTTGACATTCCAAGAGCTACGCCGAATCACCCGAAGCGCAGTAAACGGGGAATAATAATGACAGTTCAACTATCAGATATCCTAGGAACAACTACATTCAATGACGGTACGGACAATGTAGAGATAACCAATGTGTTCAATTCCGTGTCATTCGTTCGTGACTTGCTGGATCGTAACGATATTCTGTTTAACATAGAGGATCAAGTAAGAACGCCGGAAGTGTTTTCCGAAATCCTCTACAACACTCCGGACCTTGCATGGCTGATCTGGAAGGTAAATGGTGTTCAATATCCGTTTGAAGACTTCATTCTTGACCAAGCAGATATCAACTCACTGATTGAAATGCGCTATCGAGGAACCGCTCTATATCTGGATACCCTTGTCGATCCGTTTGAAGTTGGTTCTACTGTCGATTTGATGTTGGATAGCGCAACAGTTGGTACAGCAGCGGTACTTGACTATTATCCGACCTATCGTAAATTAGTCGTTGAAACAGACTATAAGGGTGGCTATAACGCAGTAGATACTATCGATATCACATCTAAAGTAGATAACCGCTATTCGATTCACCACTTCGAAGACATTAACGGAATCTATGTCAACCCATATGAGAATGACGTATTCGAAGATTATCTAACCGGAAGCTTATCGTCCGCTATAGTTCCAATGACTAATTATGACTATGAGTTTGAGAAGAACAACGACAATATCAAGCTAAGCGTGATCAAGGTAGAGTTTATCAGTTACATTCGATCAAATCTCGAAACCATAAGAGAAGAAAATGCCGGATAGCTCTAAGACAGGTGACATTCTAATCAAGACCATGACAGTAGGTGATATTGACCTACTTCAATTAGCGGCGGCCGTTATTATCCACGAAGACATATTCAGCAACTTTTTCATCGGTCAAATCGGCGTATCTGATCCGTTTGGTAGATTTCATGAAATAGCAACTGGAGAAGCACACAAGGTTATCATCGAATGGAAAACCATATCAAACGAAATTGCAAGTAACTATACGAAGATTGAAGGGTATCTAACCAAAATATCATCCGTCACATTCCCGAAACAAGGCATCATGGAGTATACGCTTCACTTCTCCGCAAAAGAGTATATCACAAATGAGATTAGCCGATTCTCTACTGTTCTATCTGGTTCAATCAGCGAAATCCTTCGAGACGTATGCAAGCGGATCGACATCGAACCAACGACGATGATTGATTGTGACAAAGAGCAAAAACATAAAATCGTAGTTCCTTACTGGACGCCATTCTATACGATCAACAAGATTTGCTCATTAGCCAAGAGCAGCAAAAATGAAGCGGTCAACTATCTGTTCTACCAGACAATAGACGGAAACTATCACTTCACTTCGTTGGATTCTATCATAGACAAAGGAGATAACAGTAGCGTAGTAGAGACATTCAAGATCGGAAGTCCAGCATACAATCCGCCCGGCGATAGCATTCCAGACAACATATCATATGGGGTTCTAAATTCGATTGGATTTGAGTCTGGATTAGACGTATTGAACACAGTAATTGACAATGGTGTATCAGGTAAGATTTGGACGCATGATCTAATCCGCAACCGTGTTAATGAGTACCGCTTTGACTACGAATCATTCTACGGTAACACGAACCATCTTAGTAAGGATCAAATCGTAACTGATCTAGGGGATATTGACTTGGCCGATAAGGATAATCCGGTCAACTATCGATTGTATCCAGCGTCAAAAGGTCTATTCGACGGATACTATGATGATGTGAATAGCGAAGGAAGATACAGCAATCGATGGGCGATACAACGAAAATCATCCATTCTAGGGCAATGGTACAATAAAAAGGTGCGATGTTCTGTTAGCGGGGATTCAAAGAGGCGTGTAGGGGATATCGTTACGCTGAATATACCCAAAGAAATGACCGGGGATAGCATTACAAAAAACGAGGACTACAGCGGAAAATATCTTGTATCCACTGTAGTCCATGTCTTTGATTTGAAAAGCTATTCGGCGTTTGTTGAGTTGATCCGAGATTAGCAGGCCGAGATCTCAAAAAAATCTACGTATTCGACGTCTTCGTACATATCATCTTCATGTACCGTATCCATCGTCCAATTTTTAGCATCATCGATATCAACGTGAGTAATACCACAACCATTCGCCTTCATTGTTGACTGTCCATGATCTGCGTATACCACAATTTCGATATCAAGATTTTCTAATGCGGATAAACGGGTAATCAATTCCTTGGCTGTCATTTTGTTCTCCTTTGGCTTATCGCCTCAATCAATCAACACCTATAGTATACACGTATAGTATACAAGATAATCAGCGAATAGTCAAGAGCAAAATCAGAAAAAATCACCAAAAGGATCAAGATTTCTTCTAAGTCACTAAATACTATGGACTTACATAGCAAAATTGTTCACAAAGGATTTATCGATGGACTTTGACGTTACTGGATTCATGGGGAAAGATGGATTTGTTACATTCTATGGTATAGTAGAATCAAGAAATGATCCAAAACGGCTAGGCAGACTACAGACCAGAATCATAGGATGGCATAATCCAGATACAAACGAAATTCCAACTGAAGACCTACCATGGGCAAGTGTTCTAACTCCATTTGTGAACAGTATAATAGAGGGCGCAACCGTATTCGGATATTTCCGCGATGGTGAGCATGGACAGGAACCGATCATTCTAGGACAGCTACACGGACGATCAGAGCACTTCGATAAGGACGAATCAGACTACACAAAGAATCTTGAATACAGAGACAAGCGGACAAAAGAACAGCTATCCAAGGCACCAAAACAAATCGAATCGCGCGACAAAGAAGCGTATGATAGAGGAACTCCAACATTTACAAATCGATCATCCGGAAGCACATACCCGGCAAATCCTGTTAGCTACGAATCATCATTTGAAGATGAGCCGAGAAACGATCTAAGCACCTTGGTAATCAACACAAAGGAAACGAAAACTCATCCAGTTATCACATATAAGACAGAGTATCAAGCGGCGTCAATTCCGGTTGCTATCAGTATTGGCAAGGGAAATCAAAAAGGATTCGAATGGGCGGGATTATCAACGTCAAATGTGGTATCAAATCCAAACGCAGACGTAGTATCTGAATATGAGGGTGTCGAATCGAAAGAAGACTACACGAACCGAAGCGAAAACACATTCAACGAACCAATGACCAAATATGAAGCCGTCTATCCGTATAATCGCGTTGTGGAAACGGAATCGGGTCACGTATTCGAAATGGACGATACACCGACAAGGGAGCGCATACACCTATTTCATCGGGTCGGATCGTTTATCGAATTTCATCCAGACGGTACGCTAGTCAATAAGGCATTTGCGGACTCTTACGAACTATGTGGACGCGATAAATTTACACACTCAAACGGTGGATATAAATGCACAATCGAAAAAGGAATGAAGCTGCTTGTTAGTAATAGTGAGGATTCAAACGAGTCACTTGATATCGAGATCGGGGAGAATGGCAACTTCAACATATTGGTGAATGATGGTGCCAGTATCAATATCTATGTGACTAAGGGAAATGTTGAATGCACTGTTGAGGATGGTAATATCACAAACGAAGTAGTATCGGGAAATATTCAGAACACATTGCAAAACGGTGATATGCTAACGTCGATTCCGTCTGGTGATTTTACGGTGAGCGCGCAGAACATCAATCTAATAGCGGATCAACGGTTAGACATGAACTTCGAGACACTAAATATTAGTGGTACAACGGGAAGCATCGGAACAACCCGCAAGCTACAAATAGGCGGGAAGCCGTTCATCCATGGTCGATTTAGAGATTAGAGAAGAAAACGAGGGGAAATAATGTTTAGCGGAATCGTGTATTGTGATATGGATGGGGTATTAGCCGATTTCATTGGTAGCGCGGAAGAGGCTTTGAATGGTCGAAGATTCAATTCTGTACCTAGTCAAGAGAGTTGGAGCATTCTTCGCAATATACCCAATTTCTTTATGAATCTTGCTGTTCTTCCGGGCGCAAAACGTCTATGGAAGTACATCGATTCACACGATCTAAGCGATGCACAAATACTTTCAGCCGAACCGAATCTAAAGAACTATTCAACAGGCAGGAAGGAAAAGATTTTGTGGTGTAAGAGGCATCTTGGTATCCCAACTTACAAAGTCAATATCGTGCAGCGCGAAGACAAAAAGAAGTACGCTACTAAATTTGGTCAGCCGAATATTCTAATTGATGATCACGATAAGAATATCCGCGAATTCAATCAAGCCGGTGGTATTGGAATTCAATGCAAGCTAGGCGATCCTCTTTCTGTACTGCCTAAGCTAAAGAAGTATCTAGGATAAGCCCCACACATGATAGTATCGTGTGTTAGACGCATCACTGAAAATGGGATGCGTTTCTGTTATTGGTTCAATTAACTCCAGCAACGCGGACCATATTTACGTTCCTGCTTAGCATACCAACGATCTTTCAGAAGGGATTGCTTGCGGTATGGATCAGAAATCGTATTGGGATCGGCTAATTCTTCTTCTGTGTATACCTTATTGACATATAACGACATATAGATCGAGTCGGGATAAATCCTATCCATACTGTTCATCGCCTTGGTTCCCGACTGGTGCTTTTTGTAACGCTCTTGTGCCTTGGCGATAGCTTCATCTGCATATTCTTCAATAGATTTGTTGTGGAGTTTGATTTCTGCATGGTTTTTGCTGGCAGATTCAACATACGATTCTAGAATGCCGATAACATCATTTCTCGTCGTGTTGACTGGAAGGACCAAAACAACAGAACGCGACCCGGATTCTTTGCCAATACCAGTTCCAGAATCCCGGATGATGTTATTTACCAGACGCTCACCAAAATCAGTTGGTTCCATTTCCTCGATTGCCTTGCCCATCTTCAATCTCCTTTGGCTTATCGCCTCAATCAACACCTATAGTATACACGATTCTAGTGAATAGTCAATAGCAAAATCAGAAAAAAATCGACAAAAGGATCAAGATTTCTTCTAAGTCACTAAATACTATGGACTTACTACACAAAGGAAACCCATGACATTTCCAAACGAATCCCTTGCTATCGATTCTCTGGGTTTGACGGATGGCGAAAAGACGATTCTGGAAAACCTAGAATCGAACAGCCAATTCACAAATCCGCTTAAAGAAACGATACAGACATATATAGATCGTGTCTCATTAACGATCAAACGTATTGAGCTAGAGATATCGCAAGCGGATGATCAAACCACCACATACGGCAACCTGACAGTATATCAGCTAAGGAATTTGCACGAACGGTTATGGGAAACGAAAATTCGACTCGAAGACTTTCTCTATCATACAAATAGGCTATCCGGCACAAATATCAACTACACATCACCTATATTCCCGCGCGTATACATACATGACATGCGCGGCCGGGATTTTGAAGGTATTGTATCTTTGAACGAAAATCGAGTTGATTCAATTGCTATCGGCGAATCTGGTAAGTGGTATGGTCCTTCATACATCGAAATCCGTTCCCCTTTGGGAGATGGTGCCGAAGCGGAGATTACAAGCGTCAATTGGGATGGAGCAATTCGTGAAATCAAGGTTTTGAATGGCGGCAGAGATTATACCGATCCTAGAGCGGATATCATTCAGGGCAGGACAACAGCAGAAGCGACGGCGACGGTAGGCGAAGTCAACGGTTATATACCCGATTCGTTGAATGTGTATCGGCACTATATTCCATTCCAGATAACCATTAACGACGATGGATCATTTGAACGTGTATGGTTTGATGATTCGCTTAATCTGTATCGAATCTCAACAGACGTTACGGAAGAAGATACATACACACTATACGCAAGTGATTTTCTTCCCGATGGTTGGCAGAATCAAAAAGAAGCGACGATACTAGATAATGCAGTAATACCATCTGGCGGCGTTACAGACATTATCGGAGTCATTAACGGAAAAAACTATACATCGTTGCCGGAAGTGGTTATTGATCTCCCGAAAAGAGAACCGGCAATCGCAGAAGCATCGGTTAGTAATAGCGTAGTTGATTCGATTTCGTTACTGGAATACAAAGAAAACGTAGGCGGTAGAGGATACGTATTTCAACCGGATGTGGTTATTGAAGACCCAACCGTAGAACAAGCATTTTCTGTAGATGTAGAAATTCAGCCGGGAGAATTGATCGCTGTTGACGTACTGAATGGTGGTAGTGGTTGGCTGAATGCCCCAGATGTTATTGTGTCCGACCCAGAGGGTGACTATTCAATAACCAGAAACGCAATCTTTAGCTCTAGTCAAAATGCGATTGTTTTTCCTGTTGGCGCATTAGATCGGGATTCAACCCTTGCGCTAAGACTCGATCTATTTTCAACGGAATCGGCAATTCATGTTGAAGGTTCAAGTCTAAACGATTCAAACTACACATCTAATCCAATCAAAGAGCATCGTGTTTCGTCTGTAAC